CTTGCTCATTCTGTCCTCCAGGTAGAAGGGGAAAGGCGCTTACGGCGCCACTCGGCAGCGTCACCCCCGCGGGATGAATAGCGTTGCGCTAGAAGCCGCTGCTGCGGGTGTTTTCTTCATGCCGCCCACCGCCCGCTGGGGAAGCCGCAGTTATCCGGACTACCGGCCTGCTGCGGACAGGTGCGTAGATTCTGCTGTGATGATGCCGCCCCAGATCGGGCCGGCTGCCAGGATGAAGAGGTACAGCAGGCCGCCGAAAAGGCTGCCTAGCCAGATTGCTGTGCGGCGGGTGTTCATGCTGCCTCCATGTAAGCGGCTATGAACTGCGTCGCCGCTTCAGCATTGATGGCGTTTCCGTAGGCGCGCAGTCGTCCCACTCGGGAGGGAGCCCCATGAGCCAGCGGGAATGCGCCGGGTTCAACTGGCCGCCACTTGCCATCCCGGCAGAGGAGCCAGTCAGCATCTGCCCACAGGCCGTTAACCGGGCCGGGGCTGCAATCGCTGCGAAGTCCTGCAGACGTTGCTGCACCTTCGAGCCGTCCTTGCGGGTCATCGACAAAGCCGATTCCGGATTGCCCGTCCGATCGTTCTGGCATGATGGTGTTGGCCATCCGCTCAGCACCGCCGCATGGTTCAGCGTGATGTTCGGTGTTGTGAATCCCTGCGAGGGCCTCCTGTTCGAGTCGCAGGCTGTTGGACTTGGCCATCCCGCCAATTGCGCCAGGTCGTTCAGGTTCGCCATCCCGTGACCCTGGGCTTTCTTCGCCGCGATATATTCCGGAGAGTGAGCCGGGAAATAATCTCGGGCGCATGGCGTTGGCCACCCAATACGTGCGGTCACGGATGTGCGGGGCACCGATGCCCGCAGACGGAAACGCGATAGCCCCGAAGGCATATTCCATGGCTTCCAGGTCAGCTTGTACAAGGTCGAGCCAAGGCTCCGCGTCCTTGCTTGCAACCTGCTCACCAAGGACTTCTCCAGGGCGGCGCTGGCGGATGAGCCAGGCAAAATGTGGCCAGAGATGACGCGGGTCATCAAGCCCAGCTCCTTCGCCTGCCGAGGAGAAAGGTTGGCAAGGACAGGAACCGGTCCAAACAGGTCGATCATCTGGCCAGCCGGCGCGGCGAAGGGCGAGCGACCAGACGCCGATTCCCGCGAAGAAGTGGCATTGTGTGTAGTGCTTGAGGTCATCTGGGTGAACATCCTCGATCGATCGTTCGTCGACGTCGCCAGGCGCTATGTGGCCGGCGGCGATCAGGTTTCGAAGCCACTGAGCGGCATATGGGTCGATTTCGTTGTAGTAGGCGGTCGTCGTCAGCTTCATAGCCCCGCCACCTCAACAAACGCCACGGCGAAGGCCAGGATGCTGCCCAAGAAAAAGGCCGCGAAGAACGTTGTCTTGGCGGCCTTGGTCAGGTCGATGGTGATGGTCATGGCGTGCGCTCCTTGATCTTCATCCCAATCTCAATCCCTTTGCAGAATCCCTCGAAGACGCACAAAGTTAGGAAATCGGTATATTCACCTTCTCCATGGTTATGGCGCTTCTTCTTGTAGATGGTTAGCTCTCGCTCGAAGATTTCACGCATTTCATCCTTCGTCATGGTGTGCTCTCCATGGCGGAATCGATGGCCACATAGTCGTCGTACTGAATAGTTACCGTGAAGTCGCTCTTGTCTTGCAGGCACCATTCTTTCTCTGCGCGGCGCTCAACCTCGTCCATTATTGGGCGCCATAAGGAAAGCTCAGCCTCAGCAGCGCGCAGGCGGGCGATAAGACCGCGCAGTTCTCCCATGGTGATTGCTGCGTCTTCGTCGCCAAGGTAGGCGGTATGCTGCGAATACCCTTCCAACTCCGCCAACTCCTCATCACTGATCGGTTGCACGGTCATTTCCCTTCCTCCTGGCGGCGGTAGTCATGTCGAGCAAACTGCTTATGGAGTAACTCTCGAAGAACACAAGAAGCTTGATATGCCTCCTCTGGAGTTTTGTGATATCCGGCGCTGTACCGCTTCCCCTCTGCCTGTGCATAGGCAAACCAGAGGCCTGACTGTTTGTGCAGGCTAACTCCTTTGTATCCAGATGTATTGTTCGACTGGATTGATTTGTTCATGTTGTTCTTTGAGTTGTCAGCCAGCCTAAGGTTTGAGATTCGGTTGTCTGATCTAACTCCATTTATATGATCTACCTGACCAGGCGGCCAATCTCCATAGTGATATAACCATGCCAGTCTGTGGCCAGAGTAGTCCTTTCCATCAACACATATGCGGATGTATCCGATAGCATTCAAACAACCAGCTTTCGAGCCAGCTTTGCAAGAACCTTTAGCTATTCTATGAGTAAACTATCCAGAATCGCTGTTGTATTCAATCAAACATTTAAGCCTATCAGCGTTCATTTTTTATTGGTTAGCCTCCACCCGGCGTCGTAGAGTGCGTAAAGCGTAGGGTACTGATATGGAACTCCTTGAATTGACATAGCCATATCACCGACTGCCTTCTCCCGCTCCTCGGCGGCGATCTGCTCGGGAGTGCGGATGCGCCTGAAGTTTTCCGGGTTTCCGACGATGAATGAGTCGCCGTCCTCGGGCTGTAACCACGCATCGCCATTGGCGTAGGCCAGCACGGTTACGCGCCTCCACTCGTGATCCAAGCCGGCTTTCCATTCCACCAGCAGGCCGGTTGGCGGCAGGCCATGGCCGTCCCAGGCCTCTTGCGGTCTAGCCTCGAATGTCGCCTCACGATCTGCGGACACATTGCAGGAAAGTTTCCCTTGGAACCATCTGTTGGATCCTTCGCTCCAATAAAACCATTCATTCCCTTCTTTCTTCATCCAGCCTTTATTGAAATCAGGTCCACTCGGCTCCCAATGAGTCGCACCCTCCGGTGCCGTGTTCCAGTCAATGCTCATACTCGTCTCTCCCTAACCAGTCGTTCAGCGTTCTCTATAAGCGTGGATTCGAATGCGCGGAACCAGATGCGTTGGGCTAGTTCCAGGTCGCCTCGGCGGACGGCTAGGAGTAGCTGAGTCATAGGGCACTCTTTGCTGTCGACCTCTGCAAGCCACTCCGGGACGAATCCGGCGAATCCGTAGACCGTAAACTCAGGGCCGATAAAGGGCCTTTCTTTCCGATCATGGAACGGCACGCAATCACCGTCCTCGCAGTTCAGAAGCTTGCCGACTTGCTCAGTGACATACTCGCGGTCGCCGTCATCGTCATCGTCAGGCAGTCTCGCGTCATACGCTTCTTGCAACTTGCGGATGGCGTTCATGACTTCTCTCTCCGGTAGAAGCCGAGGCGATTCAGTGCAGCCTCAAGGTCAAAGTCGTCGGCGGTCTTGTCCGCCTCGCCAAGTAGCATCACGACGAACTTTTTCCCGCGATTTGGCTTGAATCCGAACGAGTAACGCTGGCCGTTATCACGGTCCCAGCAGACTTTTGTGAAACTTCCGACGAAGGTTGCGTCCCCGTCGTTCAGGTACATTTCGTTCATATCTCTGACCTCTAGGTCGCGTGCATGCGGCAGCGTTCCTAATCGCTGTCGTCATACAGGCGAAAAAATGCCCGGACTTGCCGGGCTAATGAGGGGTAGGGTGGGGATGGCCGGGTTACGGCTGCTTCTTTACCCGTGCTGTCGAGCATCCATTTCTGGTCTGGCCGAACACGCCGTAGCGCATCCCCATTGAAGGGTGGCGTCCTTGCCGGGGAAGTCAGGCGCTGCTCTTCTCTCGCACAACAATCTCGTGTGTCGCCCGGCAGTCCCGACAGATAGCAGCGATGTCGCCGCAGTAGTCGAGCTTGCAATTCGTACCGAGCATCATCTCGTCAGCAGGGATGTGGTAGCCCCACGAGTCGTTGCCGTTCTTATCTGGCCACTCGTAGTTCAGGTTCGCGTCGTAGAAGCATTTCCCCCCGCAGACGTCGCACGAGTAGTAGTCACCAGCTGCCATATCTCGCCTCCAGTGTGTATGCGCCATGGCGCGGTTAGGCGGTGGCTTTCTGAATCGCCCCAGTCATCAGTCGGTGGATTGCGTCGTAATCTTTCACAGACTCAGGAGAAAGGAACCCGGATCCGACTGGATCGGTTACGTCCCACAAGCGACCGTATAAGCGAGAGAAGGCTTGGCAGGCCGCCAGAAGATCGGGACTTGCCGCTATCAGGCGGGCGTTGGCATTTGCAGTTTCGATCTGATCCGGCTCGCAGATGCTATGCGCGATCATTGCCGTCATCAGGCCGCCCTGAGTGCCAACTGTGTAGCAGCCATTAGGGCCTGGAGTTCCAACCTTCCAAGGCCCTGGAGTGTGTTTATTTGCCATTCGCATCACTCCTTGAACCGATTAAGGCCATAGATAGCGAAGAACTTTGCGATGCTCATTTTCGCCATCCCATTGCATGCCTTATCCCGGTATTCGATGAAGTTGAAGTATAAGATTCCCAGCTCATGGGGTGATAGCTTGCTCATGCTGTTCTCCTGCCTGTCAGGCGTCTTGCTGTTGAATAGGACGACGCTTCAGACGGATCGGCAAAAACATCGTCAGAAGCAGAAATCCCCACATTGCTGCGAACTCGCCAAGTGATGGCATGGATTCCTCTCTTGCCCTGGGGCTTGTGATTGGCTGTATGGGGGAGTGGTCTGGCCGGTGCTGATCTCCGGCATTCTGCCTCGTCGCGATTGCATGGATGCGGCAGCACTTTGCAATCGGTATCGCTGCGCATCAGCCTGCGCATTCAGACCACTCTCCGATACAGCCTGGCGATGGGGGCCAGGTGGATCGGGCCTGCGTTGGGGAACCCGGCAGGCGCGGGTGGCTGCTCACGATCGGGCGAACTTGTGATCTGCGTTCAGCCTGTATGGCACGTTCGGCTCAAGACCGTCTTCGCCGATATAGCCGATGACGGTGCGATAGCGGTCGGCCTTTTCGTCCCAGTAGCGGATGCGGATCTCGCCTTTCTCCCCGGCGGTGGCGGTGCCCTTGTACCCGGCGGTGGCGGTGCCCTCGTCCCCGGCGGTGGCGGTGCCCTCGTCCCCGGCGGTGGCGGTGCCCTTGTCCCCGGCGGTGGCGGTGCCCCAGCGCCCGGCGGTGGCGGTGCCCCAGCGCCCGGCGGTGGCGGTGCCCTTGTACCCGGCGGTGGCGGTGCCCTCGTCCCCGGCGGTGGCGGTGCCCCAGCGCCCGGCGGTGGCGGTGCCCTCGTCCCCGGCGGTGGCGGTGCCCTCGTCCCCGGCGGTGGCGGTGCCCTTGTCCCCGGCGGTGGCGGTGCCCTCGTCCCCGGCGGTGGCGGTGCCATAGGCGCCCACCTGGCAGAGCTCCTTATCGCCAGCCTGTAGGGTGGCGCCGATCACTGCAACGCCAGCCGCGCGGGGTTCGTTTGCGATCAGGAACTGGGTTGCGCTCGCTCTGTCCCCGATATGGCGGATGGTGCAGCGAGGAAACTTCACCTTGCCGCCCAGGGCGATCAGGTCGGAGAGACCAACCTCAACCACCAGCCACTTCGCATCGGCTTCGCCGACAGTGCTACTGCAACCATGGTCGCCCTGGCCGAACAGCCAGCCATGCAGGCCGTGACCGCACTTGTTGTCCTTCTTCCAGTCCGGGGCTTCGACTACCGCTCCGATCTTGTCGGGCCACTGAAACCCGCCGTGGCTGGTGAGATCAGCGCTGCATGTTCTCAAGACCAAAGCGGTCTCCTGCGAAGCCTTCTTCATGCTCGCCATTGCGATTCTCCGTTTTTGGTTTGCCCTGATCCGGGCTGGTGTTCGTTGATGCCCCGGCGAACCGAAAGGGCAGGCGGACGCATTTCTGCCAATGCCCGCACCAGAAGGAATGGAAGAATGGGCCGACATGTTCTGCGTACCAGCGTTCGGCGTACTCGTTTTCAATAGCCGCAGCCGCTTGGTAGTGGGTCGTTTCTTCAAGCACTTCATTGGTCCAAATGTTGATTACGGCCCAAACGTTTTGCGCTTCCATCGTCTTGCCCTCCAGGGCTGGTGTTCGTTGATGCCCCGGCGAACCGGGGCGTGTTGACTTCTTCGATGCCCCTCTTGCGAAGGGCATCTGAGAAATCGTTTTGGTTCTTTCTCACAGGCCGCGGAATCTCCCCGCCTGCACTCATGTTTGTTCCAGGTCTACCTTTCGGCGCTGGTCCGGATCTACGCTGCTCCGGTCGGGTCGAGGCGCGATTAGATGCTGCTTCGCTTTTACCCGTGGTCACCTTTGGCCCGGTGACTCGCTAAGGGCGACCCTTTCCAGGGCCTGGCGCTGCGTTGTTCTGCGGCGTTGAGTGAACTATAAGCATGCTTACACATGGATGCAAGTCCTCTTACAGATTTTTTTAAGGGCAAAAGAAAGCCCGCTTATAGCGGGCTGCTTTCTGACGGGCGGCTTACCTTCTGGTTATGTACGAACCGATGATCACCCCGATTATCTGGACATCTTCAGATATCTCGGTCAGCGGGTACTGAGGGTTGAGTGGCTTCAGGTAAAGGCGGCCAGACTCCCTCACGAACATCTTGAAAGTCGCCTCGTTGTCGGGGTGTAGCTTGGCGATCACAGGATCACCACTCTGCGCCTCGACGTCGGGATCTACGAAAATCACTGTCCCTTTGGGGTAGCTCTCCGAGCCAGGGTAAGGGCTCGTCATGGAATCACCATCTACCCGCAAAGCAAAGCCCCGCGGACCGATCCTGTCCGGGCAGGGCATCCATTCCTCTGCGTCGCCTATCGCGTACAAGTCTATGGCCTCACTCCAATTTCCGGCAGAAACCCAACTGATTACAGGGATAGCCGTGAAGCTCTGAGGGTAGACGTTGATCTCAGATATTTCACTTTTATTCTGTGTGGTTTTTTCTCCTCCACGATCTGCTCCGGGGTCGAACATGTCTCCCTTTCCAGAGATCAGCCAGTCGACCGAAGACCCGTAGGCCTTGGCGATCGCCATGAGGTGTTCGTTTCGGATGCTCTTCGTCTTCCCGCTGAACCATTGGCTAACAGCGGGATACGAGATTCCGCAGACGTCCTTCAGGGTCGTCTTGATCTGTCGTTTGGGCACGCCACTGCTAGCAAGGAGCAGCTCTATACGGTCGGTTATGTTCATGCCGGAACTCTATAAGCAGACCGTAGAAGCATGGTTTCTTTGCCTTGCACAAAATAGTGTAAGTATGCTTTCATAACGACGTGTCTTCAGGAGAAAGCACATGACCAAGACCGAAGCGATCAACCACTTCGGCGGCAAATCCAAGCTCGCCGCCGCGCTGGGGATCTCTTACGCAGCGGTTCAACAGTGGGGCGAAGAGATCCCTCTGCTCCGCCAGTACGAGATCGAGAAACTGACCCGTGGCGCCCTGAAGGTGCCGAAAAAACCAAAGGCCGCATAAGGAAATCCACCAGATGTACGCAGATCAGTCCCACAAGCGGGACATTCCCCGAAAGGTCCGTTTTAACCGTGTCCTCGACAGGATTCTTGAGCGCGCCGCTAACAAGGCACGTCGTCAGCACGCCACCTACCTCTACGAGGTCATCGAATGGGCTGTTGAGAATGGCGTGATCGAATCACTGAGCAAGGAAGGCGAAGAGTCTAGCGCGGCCTGAAGGCCCTCAGGAGGGCCAAATGGGCGAGTTGGATTACCAGCGATTGCCGGAATGGGTACGGGTGCGGATAGAAGGGCTCTCGAGAGAGCGCGGCTGGAGCATCGAGCGGTGCCTGGAAGAGATCGTGATTGAAGCGATTGCAATGGGCGGGCTTACGTCTGCCGGGCGACCAAAAGCATCGGTCGTTCAACTGAGGCCGAAAGAGGGCCTCAAGAGTGACTAACCGCTCCATCGGCCAGTGATGGTTAAAGCGTCTTCTCCGAGCAGGCGCAGTGGTGAAAGTGAAGTACAGAGCACGGGGCGAAAACACCAGCCCCCGAGCGTCCGGCAAGTGGAGGGAGTAACGCCCCAAGAGCTGAGTCGGACCAGCCACCAGGAAGGTGGTGAAGCTGCAAGCAGGTGACGGCGAGAAGGGCCGGTGACTGTGGAGGCGCGAGGGGATTCTGGAAAGAGGGCGGCCCTGTATCCGAGCAAGCGGTCACTGTTCGGATGCCAACCCTGGCGGCAAGTGAGTTGTCCGGCGAAATAGAGAAGTCGGACGTGTTTGGGGGGCAGAAGGCCGCCCCATCCAGCCAGGTATAGCGAGCTCGAAAGACAACCGATTCCGGGAAATTTCGTTGGGCCGGGTGCCCTCTTGATCTTGGTATGCCTGAAACACAGGGCCAAGCCAGGAAAAGCCCCGACCAGGAGTGAGTGAGATGGCTCGACGGCGTAAGGGGAAAGCGCGGAGCGCTCCCTTGGATGGGAAGAAAAGGAAGCTGGACCCGAACGGCTACTACGACTGGCTCATCGGGAAGGGTTATGCGCCCGCCAACGCGATGCGGATGGTTGAGGCGAAGTTCGGCGGGGAGGCGAAACGCGAGCCTTCCCTTGGTTGGGCCTGGAAAGGCTGAAACAAAAACGCCCCGCAGTCGGCGAGGACAGACCGGGGCGTTGCTCAGAGAGCGAGGAAGATTATGGCTCAAACGTTGCGGCAGTACCAGAGTGATGCGCTAAACGACCTGCGTCGTGGCATCCGCGATGGTCATCTTGTGCAGATGCTGATGGCTCCAACCGGTGCCGGGAAGTGTCTGGGTAAAGGCACACCTGTTTTGATGTTCGACGGCACTGTCAGGGCTGTCGAAGATGTCTCTGCTGGGGAATTGCTCATGGGTCCTGACAGCAAGCCGCGCCGAGTCCTGTCTACTTGTCGAGGTCGTGAAAATCTGTATCGCGTGACCCCGACAAAGGGCGACAGCTACGTCGTTAATGAATCTCACATCCTTTCGCTGCGGCTGATCGGCAATGACCGCCTTGGCGGCTATGAGCCTGGCATCGTGAATATTGGGGTAAGCGACTATCTGCAACAGTCCAAGACCTTCAAGCATTGCGCGAAGGGCTGGAGAACTGGCGTCGATTTCGCATCTTCTGGCGAAGCGCTCACTGTCCCGCCGTACATAGTCGGCGCTTGGCTGGGGGACGGCACCACGGGGCAGCCGCACCTGACCACGGCAGACAGCGAAGTCGCAGAGGAATGGGCTGACTATGCTGCGGCGTCAGGTCATGACGTGGCGGTCTACCCTGGTCGCGGCTGCTCCACTTACCGCATTACGCGCCATCGCCAGCAGAAGGTTAAGAACTCCGCTCTGGAGGGACTGCGCGAGCTCGGCATCCTTTTCGATAAGCACATACCGCACGTTTACAAGACAGCCTCACGGCAAGACCGGCTTGAGTTGTTGGCCGGGATAGTAGATACGGACGGATTCCTTGGTAATGGCTACTACGATCTGACGCTAAAGCAGGTACAGCTTGCCAATGACGTGGCGTTTTTGGCGCGCTCTTTGGGGCTCGCCGCTTATGTAACCCCCTGCCGCAAGGTTATCAAGGCAACGGGCTTTGTTGGTGAATACTTCCGCGTCAGCATCAGCGGCAACGTCCACCTCATCCCCTGTCGAGTGCCGCGCCGCATCGCGTCACCTCGTAAGCAAATCAAGAATGTCCTGAACATAGGCATCACGGTTGATCCAATAGGCGAGGGTGATTATTACGGCTTTGAGATCGACGGCGACCGCCTGTTTTTGCTGGGCGATTTCACGGTCACACACAACACCACCATCGCATCTGCCATGAAGATCGGCGCCTGTGCGAAAGGGAAGCGCGCATTCTTCATTGTTGACTCGTTGGAACTGGTGGACCAAGCGGCAAAGCGTTTCTACGAGGATGGATTGGAAGTAGGCGTTATTCAGGGCGATCACTCATGGACGGACTACAGCAAGCCAATTCAAGTCTGCACGATCCAGACCCTTCGGTCTCGCTGGAAAGACCTTGCCGATCACCTTAAGCCTGACTTGGTTGTGATCGACGAGGCTCACGTTCTGCACAAGATGCACCAGGAGATCATCACCGAATGCATCGAGCGCAAGATTCCGGTGATCGGCCTCAGCGCCACGCCGTTCCGCAAGGGGCTCGGCAAGACCTTCGGGCGCCTGGTGGTCACCGCCTCTCTGTCCGACCTGACTCAGCAGGGCTACCTGGTGCCAGCCGAATGCTATGCACCGCACATCCCGGATATGAAGGGCGTCAAGACCACCGCCGATGGTGATTGGGCTGAAGATGCCCTGGCCGAGGTGATGGGCAGCGCCAAGATCATGGGCGACGTGGTGACCAACTGGCTGATCCATGCGAAGGACCGCCAGACCGTGGTGTTCGCCTGCAACGTCGCCCATTCCCGTGAGCTTGCCCGCCAGTTCAACACAGCCGGCATCCTGGCCGCACACGTCGATGGGTACATGGATGAGCAGGAGCGGGCGAAGATCATCAAGAACTTCCGCCACGGCTCCATCCGTGTTCTCTGCAACGTCGCCGTGCTGACCAAGGGTTTCGATGCGCCGGAGACTTCCTGTGTTGTCCTGGCGCGCCCCACGAAGTCGCTGATGATGCATTACCAGATGATGGGGCGCGGCCTGCGTCCAGCCGATGGCAAGGATGACTGCATCATCATCGACCACGCTGGTAACTGTCTGCGCAATGGCGTTCCGACTGAGCCGCTGCCGACTGAGCTGGATATGGGCGCCGGCAAGAACAGCGACCGCCGCGTGCGTGATACCGAGAAGGCTGAGCGCCTGCCTCGCCCATGCCCGAAGTGCCAGCGCCTTTTTGCCACCAGCATCTGCCCGGCCTGCGGCTTCAAACCAGAGGCGCATGAGGATGTCGAGTGGTGCGACGGCAAGCTGGTGAAGATCGGCGAGGGCACTTCCAAGCGGAAGACCTTCAGCACCGCCGAGAAGGAAGCCATCTTCGCCCAGTTCCTCGGCTATGCCATAGACCACCATCACAACCCTGGGTGGGCCTGGCACAAGTGCCGCGAGTACTGCGGCAGCGCTCCGCGTGACACCAAGAGCATAGCCCCGCGCCATCCGTCCCCCGAGATCGAGAAGTGGATTCGCCACATCAACATCAAGTGGGCGAAGCGGAGGACTGCAGCATGAAGACCTCTGAACGCATGGTTGGCTGCTGGGCTGATGCACTTCGCTCCTACGGGCTTACCGAGAAACAGCTTGGCGGTAAGCACACGGAGTGCCCTATCTGCGGCGGGAAGGACCGTTTCCGCTTCGATGACAAGGAAGGCTCTGGTTCCTACTACTGCAACGGATGCGGGGCTGGTGATGGCTTCAAGCTGGCCATGGCCGTGACCGGCATGAGCTTTAAAGAGCTTGCGCATGATCTGGATGGGAAGGCTGGCGTTCTGCGGGAGATGGTCAAGCAGGAGCGAGACCACCGCGGCCTGCTCAAGCGCATCCATGACGGCAACCTTCCCCTTGCCGATATCGACCCCGTTGTTCTGTATCTGCGGTCCCGCGGCATCCAGGCAATCCCCCGCAGTTTCCTGCGTTTCAATCCGGGCGCTTGGAATTGGAGTGACAAGGCTTCTTCCCCGGCCATGGTTGCGGCCATGTTCGACGTGGAAGGCAAGCGTAAAGGCTATCACCTGACCTTCATCACCAAGGAAGGCCGCAAGGCCCCATTGGCGAATCAGAAGCTCTACACGCCAGGCCAGACGGGTGACTGCGTTATCCGCCTCTGTGAGCCCTCTATGCACCTTGGCCTGGCTGAAGGCATCGAGACCGCTCTGTCCGCCGCTCAGCTCTACGGAATTCCCTGCTGGGCCACTGGGGATGCCGGCCGCATGGAGCGCTTCAAGCTGCCAGCAGGTGTCGAGCAAGTGACGATCTTTGCCGACGTGGACCATTCCCACACTGGCGAGGCAGCCGCTGAATCGCTCGCTCGCCGTCTGATCCTGCAACACAAGATCACCGTTGAAGTCCGCCGCGATTGCCCTCGCGGCCAGGACTACAACGACCTGCTCATGCAGCGCATTAGGGGGGCCTCTTGAGATGGGAGCGCATCAACGAGTGGCTCGTCAGGAGGCCCGATGGGTACTCGATAGCCAAGTACATGTTGCAAACGGAGGCCCTTTTCCGGGCCTCGTACAAGGGAAATTTTATTTCCCCGCCAGGAAGCAAGGAGTCTGCTGCGGAGGCATGCAGAAGGCACAAGGAGGCTGCCCATGCCTAAGTTCGAACTGATCCGCATGGAAGGCCTGCGCACCTACGGTCGGCAAGTTGAAGCCAGTACCTGGCGCGACGCCGAGCAGCAATGCCGCGACGGCGAGATCGTAAACGGCGAACTGATCGGTGTGTACGACTGTGACCCGGTAACCGAGGCCGTCTGCACTGCGCGCAATGACGTGATGATTGAGCGGATGGAGGTGTGCTGTGGCTAATCCACGCTTCCACCTGCGCAACGAGACTGACCGTCAGCGCGCTATAGCGATCCTTCAGCGCGTTGACTTGACCGAGGGCAAGACTTGGAGCTTGCACGATGAAGCACGCAGCGATGCGCAAAACAGGCGTATGTGGGCCATGTTGCGCGACATCAGTCAGCAGGTCGAGTGGTATGGCCGGAAGCTGGACGACGAGAGCTGGAAGCACGTCTTCAGTGCGGCGGTGCAACAGCAGGACGCTGTTCCCGGAATCAACGGCGGCTTCGTGGTCCTAGGCGTCTCCACCCGCAAGCAATCCAAGAAGTGGTTCAACGAAATGTTCCTTGTGATGGAGTCCTTCGCTGCTGAGCGCGGAGTGAAGTTCACCACTCGTGATTATTGGGAGGCCGCATGAGCAAGTTCAAGGTTGGGGATTCGGCTTTGATCATCGGCGCCAATGTGCTCACACAGAACATCGGCAAGGTGGTCGAGCTGAGTGCGTTCGTAGAGGACGGCGACTTGTATGTCGGGCCTGACGCAGTGCTATACCGCCACTCCGATATCGGCTGCTGGATTGTTCGCGGGGAGGGGGTGTTCTTCCGCACGGACAAGGAGGTCCGCGAAGGATTCGGCATCTGCGAAGAGCGCCACCTTATGCCGTTGCCCAAGGGCCAGGCGCCCGAGCAGCAGAAGGCGAAGGAGGTGGAGGAATGAGCGATCGTATCTGCGAATGCCATCGCTGCATCCGTGAGCATAGACTCGGCAAGGGCAGTCCATTCGGCTGGCTGCCTCTATCCAGCGTCAAAATGATCCTGTGCCCTACCTGCGGGAACAAGCGCTGCCCGCATGCCAGTGATCACGATCTGTCCTGTACTGGCAGCAATGAGCGTGGCCAGCCAGGGAGCATCTTCGAATGACTCTTCCCGCCAGCCAACCCAAGCCCAAGAAGTGCCAGAACACCGAGTGCGGCAAAGAGTTCATCCCGCAGCGCCTGGGGCAGCGCGTGTGCTCCCCAGCCTGCGCCCTGGCCATCAAGGACAAGCACGCCAAGCCGGCACGTAAGGCCATCGCCGACCGCAACCGCCGGGAGATCAAGGCGCGGAAGGAGAAGCTGAAGAGTCACAGCGACTTCGTGAAGGACGCCGAGAAGGCGGTTCGTGACTATCGGCGCACCTACGAACTGTCCATCGGCAGCGGCTGCATCAGCTGCGGGAAGTCACAGGCAGAGGTCCAGGCGGCCCAGGGGTGGAAGACCGGCGGCGCCTTCGATGCCGGGCATTTCCTCGGTAAGGGAGCCCGGCCTGAACACCGCCTGGAGCCGTCCAACATATGGCTGCAATGTAAAGCCTGTAACGCCGGCTCCAGCAAGTACGCCCGCAAGGGGCTGACGGTTGCTCAAGGGTTTCGTGAGGGCCTGATCGAACGCATCGGCCTGGAAGCTGTAGAGGCTCTGGAAGCCGATCACCGTCCCCGCAAGTACACCAACGACGAACTGAAGGCGATCACCGCCGAGTACCGCGCCAAGCTGCGCGAACTGAAAAAGAGGACTGCCTGATGAAAACCACCATCTCGATTATCATCAGCATGACGCTGAGCCTTTCCCTGCTGTCCGGCATCGGCCAGCTATCGCAGTTCGCCTTCTACGTCTGCGTCATCATGAACGT